AGGGACAGCGGTCCTTTAATACCAAGGGCGAAAATCTGGAGTTTCAGACCGAGTCCCTGGAAGGCGCGGCGGAGGCCGTACAGCTGACGACCGGCGGCGCGTTCGAGTATTATTGCTATACCGAAGTGGCCACGGATGCGGCGGCCCTGACCTGGCTGAAGGGCAAGGCCGGAATTACCTGATTGTATGGTCAACAGCGGGGCGGGTTAATCCCCGCTCCGCGTTTTTTTGCATAAAAAGGGGTGCTACATGGAAAAGATTCTGATTGGAGATCGCGAGTATGAGCTGGTGTTCAATATGTACACCATGGAACTCATCGAAGAGAAATATGATGACGCGAGAGAGATCATAAACCGGCTTGTTGAAAGTCCGAAGCAAGAGCTGAAGCTGTGCCGTGAGCTGTTCGTGATGCTGGCGAACACGGCGCGGGAGCTGAAGGGAGAGCCGGAGGATGTCACGGACGAAGTGCTGAAGGGAATGAACTTTGAAGATTATTCAAAGCTGATGCTCCGGGCAAAGCTGATCATCGAAGTCGCTCATGGAATGCGGAGCGAAACAACCGGAGGAAACAAGGCTGACGATACCGTTCATGACGCGTATCTTGAGGAAGACGAAAAAAACGCGTAGACCGGCGTGGGATGCGGGTCCGTGAATATTACGGCTATGCGCTCATTGCCGGGATATCAAATTCGGAAGCAAAGCACATGACCCCAGGGTGGATCATGGATATGTATAACATCCGCTGCAAGCACGAGCTGAGGATCCGCGGAAGGCGGCGGAGAAGATAAAGGAGCTGATGGGCAGTGGCTGACGAAATCAAACAAAAGATAGTCCTTGAGGGTGAAAAAGAGTACAGCGCTGCTCTGAAGGAAGCGAACCGGAACCTGAAAACACTCCGGAGCGAGCTGAAAGCGGAGACGGCGGAGCTGGGCGCGAACGCGACTGCCCAGCAGAAGAACGAGACGAAAGTCCGGAGCCTGAAGAAGCAGATCGAACAGCAGGAAAAGGTTGTCGAGACGCTGCGGAAGGCTCTGAATGAAGTCAAAGAGAAATATGGCGACAACAGCGAAGAGGTCGCCAAATGGGAACAGAAACTGAATAACGCCCGCTACAGCCTGGCGGACATGAACAATAAGCTGCAGCAGACACAGGATGATCTGAAAAAGAATATGGACGCCGTGAAGGAAAGCGGCGAAGCATATGATGATGCAGCGGATAAGGCGACGGAATTCGCCAATGCGACGGACAGCGCCGGAGCGACAGCCAATGCGGTCACGTTCAGCAGCGTCATGGGAGCAGCGGACCGTCTGACGGACAAGCTGAAGGGCGCGATCGATTTTATCACCCAGGTCGGGAAAGCGGCATGGGGCTGGATGAGCGACAGCGGAGCCTGGGCGGATGAGCTGAACACGCAATCCCAAAAGTGGGGGATCGACAAGGAAACCCTGCAGGGATGGAGATACGCAGCGACATTCATCGACACAGACGTCGAAACCATCGCGAAAGCGTTTACAAAACTGACAAACCGGTCCGACTCGACAAACAAAAAGCTGAAAGAGCTGAAGATTGTCGCGGATAAGGGCGTCGGGGCGAAGGATCTTTTCTGGGAAGTCATCGAGGCCATGGAGGGCATGGATGACGTCGCCAGGGAAAACACGGCAAACGAGATTTTCGGCAAGAGCTTTCAGGATCTGCTTCCGCTGATCAAAGCGGGACGGGAAGAATGGGACGCATACGTCGAAGAGGCCCGGGAAAAGGGCTACATCCTGAGCGACGAACAAGTGGATCAGCTGGGCACGTTCGATGATGCGAACATGCGGCTGCAGGCGAGCTTCGAGGCGATGAAAAATACAGTGGCATCGCAGTTGGCTCCGGCTTTTACAACGATCGCGGACAGCCTGGCAGATCTGATCAACAGTTTCACAGAATGGTCGAAAACAGAGGAAGGCCAGAAGACACTGGCTGATCTGGGGAACGCCATTGATCAGCTGGTGAGCTCTTTTGTCGGGGAACAGAATTTCACGGGCATCGTGGAGGGCGCTGCGGGCGCGATCCGCAACCTGACGGGTGCGCTGGACTGGATTAATACAAACTGGAGCACAGTTGAAACAGGGCTGAAGGCCATCGGCATCGGTTTCGCCGGGATTACCGTCGGGAAGGAAGTCCTTTCGGCGCTGATGCTGATCAAGGGGATCAACTGGCTAACCGTCGGGAAGGGACTCAATGGAGGCAACCCGAGCGCACCGACGACAGAACCGACACCGACAGCAGCTCCGACAAGCAGTCCGGGGGCCATCTCAACATGGGTCACAAACGCGATGGGCAAGGCCGGCGCGCTGCTGTCAAAGGTTTCTCCGTTCATGATGAACAACGGGGCTTTTGTGTATGACTGGTTCAAAAACCAGACAAGCATCGGACGGGCAGCTCTCCGCGGGGAGGGTACGATTCCAGAAGCCGTTAATGAAATAATTGATGGTGTTAAGGAAAACGCCGTCGAATGGGGCGACACAGCAAAAGGCGTATATGAAAACTGGGCGAAGTTCTGGGATGATTTCTGGAAGGTGCCGGAAGTCGATATGAACAGCGGGGAAGCTCAGGCAGCGCTTGGATTCAAGTTTACACCGGAGCAGATCGAAGCGGCGCAGCAGTATTGGGATGAGTACAGATCCGGAAGTGACGGCGGAGAGGGCCTGGACAAGCTGATGGATCTGGTCCCCAATGAAGACGTATTCAACGCGCTGCTGGACAAGATCGAAAACTTTGCCTGGATCAACGACACGATTGAGGATCTCCCGTCGCAGTGGTTCGATGATATCCTGGACGCAGTGACATGGGAGAGCAACGGCGACGAGGGCCTGAGCAGTGAGGATGTGACCGGGTTTGCTGCGCTGCCGGAACAGATCAAAGAATATGCAAAGGCCGGAATCGCGGAAGGTGCTGCCGGGCTGAGCATCACGATGGACGGATATTCGGTCGGACAGGTAACAGCTCCATATGTGAGCCAGATCATCGGAAGTCAGATGTCATAAGGAGGGACAGGCGTGCAGCTGAGACACAGGGCCGCGCTGAATGACGCGGAGCTGGACGAACTGGATGGGCGGATCATTATCCAGAGCATCCGGACGGACAGCGGAAAAACAAGCATGACCGGGATCAGCCTCTATGGGCGGGATGGCCAGCGTCTGACAAACGTGCAGCGGGATACGATCGACGTGGAAATCGGCTTCGGGCTGCTGATCCGTAAGACGGATATGGCAGCCCGGGCGGAGCTGCTGGACGCCGTGAACACATGGGCAGCGACCGCATCAAAGGAGAACGGCGGGGCATGGCTGACGGTCAATTATAAAGAAAACCGGCGGATGCATGTTGTTCTGGTGGAACCGGCGGAGGAAGGCGACCTGAAGGAATGGACGAACACTTTCACAGTTACATTCAGGGCCTATGGGGTGCCGTACTGGCAGGAAAAACAGGGGAAGAGTGTTTCAATCCGCATCGGTACAAATCAAACGGCGACACTTTACGTCGGCGGAAATGTCAGGACAGTTGCTGACGTGGAACTGAAGAACGAAAGCGGCGCGAACATTAACACAGTCACGATCCGGGCCGGGGAATCAATGATGATCTTTGACGCCCTGGCAATGGGCGCATCGGAAACGCTGGTGATCAGTCACGACGGCAGCGGGATGCTCAGCATCCGGGTCAGGAACGCGCAGGGCCAATACAGAAGCGCGATGGACAAACGGACCGGAGAAAGCTCAGACGACCTGTATATCAGTCCGGGAGAACAGATTGTAGGATTTACGAGCCAGCGCGGATGCAGCATGATTGCTGTTGCGTATGGGCGTTTCCTGTGAGGTGATGGCAATGATCCTATTGGAAGGACAGACACTGAATCAGCGGAACTGGTTCAGGCCGGAGAGCTTCCAGCTGCAGCTCGGGGAACGGGACAGCAATGCGACGATTACGGTCGGGCCTGACGTTCCGGAGATCACCGTGGGCGCCTGGATGATGGATGACACAGAACCCGGAAAAGGGATCGTGTGGCGCGTGAAGGGCGTGGATACCAATTTCCGGGAGGAAACACGGACAATATCGCTTGAGCATGTGATACAGACGCTGAAAGATACTGTGATGTTCGGGGAGATATCCACCTCGCAGCTGGGCGGAGGATCGGCAAAGAAGGCGGTACAGTACATCCTCGGAAAACAGAGCATCTGGACGCTGGGGGATTTCGAGTACGACCTGAGTGCACCGTTTGAATTCAACAGCGACACGCTGCTGGACGCGCTGGAAGAAATTTCCTCCGCGCTGGCGGATAATGTATGGGAATATGATCTGACGGCGCTGCCGTTCAAGCTGCATATCCGGAAGCAGAATAATGAAGTGAAATGCGAGATGCGCGGCGGACGGAATATTTCATCCATCCAGAAGAGCATTGATAAAAGCCGGATGTACACGAGGCTTTATCCGATCGGGAAAGATAATCTGCATATCAGTGGGAACTACATCGAACAGAACACGGATCTGTATGGCGTGATCTGTAAGGTGGAGACGGACCAGGCATACGACACCAACGCGAAGCTGCGGAAATGGGCAGAGGACCGGCTCCGGAGGCACTGTGAACCAACTGTCACGATTACGATCAGCGGCCTTGAACTGAGCCAGGAAACGGGGGAACCTCTGGATCATCTGATCATCGGAACAGTGTGCCGGGCACCGATGCCGGAGCTGGGCGTGGTGATGGCGGAAAAGATCACCCGGCTGCAGTGGAAAGATAAGATCAAAGATCCGCGGGATGTGACTGTTACGCTGGCAAATAACCGGGAAGACGTGGCGACCATTTTCAAAAACGAAGCCAAAACAGCAGCGAAGAGTGGGCGGACCGGAGCGAAGGTATCAGGATCGACAAAAGGACTGATTGAGGATACAGCAAAAGGACTGTACACGCATATTGATCAGACAGCGGAGCATATCAGACTGGAAGCAGCGGACACAAAGAAAGAGCTGCAGGCAGCGATAGAAATCAATGCTGATAAGATCAGCCTGGTCGTGGAGGGAACAGGAAATAACAAGCACATCAAAGCAGCTTCCATCGTGGCATCGATCAATGACGCCGGGAGCGAGGTTGTGATCAGCGCGAGCCATATTTCTCTGGAGGGGAATGTGGACCTGAACAGCGTGATGAGCGTCACCGGAAATTATATCCGGATGAAAAAGCCCGTCGTAGTCGATAACAATTATCTCCAATGCAGCGAGCTGCGCTTGAGAAGCGGCAGCAGCGGCGTGACGCTGTCAGAGTCGAATATGGAGCATGTGATTGTCAGCGCAAGCGTCAGCGGGAATGTGCTGACACTGACACCGATGCGCGGGGAACCAATAAATTTTAGCAAGGCCACCACGTTGACCGGCGCGTGGACCGGAAGCCTTACAGCCGGGAAAAGCTATAAAGTCGAAGCCAGACAGGCTGGAAGCACAACACCGATAGCAACGCACTTCAGTCCAGCACTTGATGGGTATTATACAGGATCGCGACATCAGGAGGGAAACCGGCATTATCTGCCGGTGACTGTGTACGATGAAAAGAGCAACGATCTTTTCAGAGATGATGTTGATGTGACAAGCGTATATCAGGCCGGGGCGTCAAGTGTACCGAGCTACAGTCACAGCGCTGTTCTTACGTTTGTCCGATTCGATGATGATTACGAAGAATATATATATCGGTCAGAGGATCTGATCACACGGGAGAGCGCCGGCGCTGCAAAAACAGTTCACTACAACTGACGGGAGGACGGATATGAACAAC